ACAGACTTAACAGATACTGTTCCTCCATCTGTACCCATAAACAAATCTCTTTTAGCAATTAAATATTGTGCTTTTTCAGGACTATCAACTGTTCGTTTGATGGCCATGTCTGATGTAGCACCAGGTAAAAAATTAAATATATCTCCTGATATAGACCCAAAGATAGTTGATGGCTCATCTTCTGATCCTGTAAAAAATAATCTGTTTTGATAAAATTCTGCTGCTGAAGGAAATTTTCTAAAGTTTGAAAATGCTGCTTCATTCCAAGTAGTTGTTGTACCTGTACCACCAAGTGGTGATAATACTTCTACTGTTGCTGTTGTTTTTAATCCACTACTTGCAACGTCAGTAATTTTTACTAATCCCTTTGTAAAGTTTTCATCAGCTTGCATTTCATATTTAATAGTACCAGGACTACCATTATCTAAATCATGTACTAATTTTATTTGTGTGTTACCATCTTCTGCTATAGGTGTTGAATAACTAAAATTTCGTGCTGTACCATTTGTAGTATCACCAAGCACAATGTAATCTAAAAATCCAGCTCCATCATTTTTATCTCGTTGTATTTTTACTGACCCTAAAAATGTACCATCTGTTTGCACATTCCATGTACTAAAACTAACATCTAATGTTGATGATGATGTTTCTGCTGTTGCATTAGATTCACCTGTTACTGTTTTTTGTGCAGGTGTTCTAACATGATCTATTGCCCAAGTTGATCCTTCATGTGTTTCATCAAATATAGCTGTAGAAGCTGTAAGAGTTTTACCTGTACCAACTGCCGCATTATTTATAGCTAATGTAGTTGCCGTAATGTTTTGGTCCATAAGAGGTGGATATACAAAAGATACTTCTTCAACAGTAAATGTAGGTGCAATCGTAGCACGAACTAATTTAATTGGCTCATGGTTTGGATGTGTTAATATTAATGTATCAAATCGTCTAATAGCTTGTATATCAGGTAAATCACTTTCTGTATATGGTACTGTACCTGTAACATCACTATCTGATACTTGAGTACCATCAGAATTATATACTCGAATATATCCAATACCTACTTCAACAATATAATTAGTATCAGCAGAAAAATCAAAAGGTATAAGTTTTACAGCTTTATCACCAGCACTACTTACTCCTTTTGTTTTAGCAATAAACTCTGTGCCACTACGTCTTTCTACTCCACCTTGTGATAGTACATAAAAATTATCTAAATCACGACAACCTGTCTTGTACATTTCTAGGTCAGAACGACCATCCATTTTTCTTGATAGTTCACCAGAGTTGAATGCTTGTATATAACTTATAGCCAAGATTATCTCCTATATTATGGGTGAACTGTAGTTTCTTGATACTAGGAAATTGCTTTCTTCGTTGTCCCAATTTTTGTTTTCTATTGTATCAATACTACGAGCAGCAGGTAGTATGATTGTTTGTAATTCTGTTAATAAATTGTTTTTAAGTTTTTCATCTAAATGCATAGGCACAGCAAGTTTCATAGCTAAACTACATATAACTGCTTGTTGTGCTAATGGGTCTAGTATACTAACATCTTCCGGTTTAGCTACATATTTAAGATATGCAGCATCATAATCTGTTAATACTTCTCCTGATTCTATAGACCATTCTGTTGTATCATCATATGCTTCTGTAGATGCATATAAATTAATTACTCTAACAAAATCTATTGGTAATGCGTATTTAAATTGATATTTAAAAGCAGGTGCTTCTGCTAACCTGGTAAGTTGTGTTCGTTTGGTTGCAGAGTTCCAAGGGTATAATCGTAGTGTTTCAACCAATGCTTGATCAAAAAGAATGTTACAAAGTTTTGCAGAAAAAATAACGCCATCATCTGTGGCTTGTGAAACATCAAGTGAAGCGATTGTGTCTGCACCTACTTTAAGAAGTGCATGATTACATATTTCTATTTTACCTAATGCCATGTTTATCCTTAAAAAATGGTGGACTTATACTAACCGAGAAGGTAGTTAGATGCCACCTGATATTACTTATTATTTTCCATCAACAAAATAGAAAACTTGTCCCTCTACTGCTATATCAGCAGCAAAAGCTTGTGCATTTTGTGTCATAGTAACAAGACCTGCACCACTAACTTTAAGTCCATTTCCTGAAAAATAACCATTTGTTACTGAACTACTACTAGTATTAATAGTAAGAGCAGACCCTACAGTTATTGAATCAACTTTTAAAGTTATAGCAGCACTTGCGTGACCACCAAAACCAGCACCTGGTTGAACAGCTATTCCTACAACAACAGCATCTTTAGGAAGACAAGTTAAATTAATAACATCTCCTCCACTACCAGCAGCAGTTGAAGTAAAAGAAAAGTTAGCTACTTGTAAACCACCATTAGCAGCGAAAGCATAATCGCCTGTTCGCTCTGTAGTTGCATCAATAGAAGTAGTTGAACCATAAACACGAGTAATCTCGTTAGAATTTAATGTTGCCATTTAATTACCTCCTTTAAGATGCGTCAGCACCTGATTCTTTGACACCGATTTGAACAACTTTCTTTTCTTCCATACGAACAGCACCTGTTCTCATACAAGAGTAAGCATAGTAATTAAATCTTTTATCGTCACGTTTGCTAATCTCTGTCATAATTTGAGGATTAGTAACTTGACGCACGGCAGAACGAGTATACGCAATACAAGCTCTCTTACCAGCAGTAGTTGATCCACCACTTGCTGCAACAGGAAGATCGTCAGATGATCCCCAAGAAAGGTTTGCGATATGGTTTGTTCCGTCAGCATCATTTGCATCATTTACAAATGGAAGCTGATTAGACTTGATGATTTCGAATCCAAAGAATGTATTCATATCACCACTAACTAAAGACTTAATATTATTGAAGTCAATAGAAGCAACAGTTGTATTAGTCAATAAGTCTTGTAGAGCTTTAGGACTAACAGCAAGATATGGTTTGTTTAATGGATCAGAAAGATCAACTCCATTAGTTTCCATAATCTCTCTTGCTTCAGCAATCTTATCAATAGTTAAGCCAGTATTGTTGTGAGCAATCTTATTAGCAGCAGCTAAAGATGAAGTACCACTTCCTGTTTTACCAGTTTGTGCAGTACCGAATAATCCTTTTAAGAACTCAATGTCATACTTACGCATAAGTGCAGTTACTTGTTGCTGAACATATTCTGATTCAGGATTTACAAGCATTTGAACTTTATCGAACTTATCTAACATTAATCCAACGTCATACGCAGTAGCAACTACTCTACGTCTGTCGTGAGATATGTCATTTTCAGGAGAATCAGCATAGCGAGAAGTAACCTCGTCAGCAATAACTGATCCTAACTGATCGTAATATTTTTCTTCACCTTCAATAGATTCTTCAAGGTGAGTGCCTTTAAATTTACCACCGATTGTTTGAGTAAGTAAATCTAGAGTAGCACCATACTGCTTTACGAATGCAGTTGTTATACTAGTTGAAGCCATTTTATATCTCCTTTTTTAATAATTGGCTAATTAATTTACACGACTAATCGGCTCTGATTATCTCCAAAAGGAGGTCTTGCCTGCCAGTTTACGTCTGGGTTGACGCTAACTTACAGAGTTCTAAAAATAGGTTATCTCTTTCGTTAAAAAAATAATTACTATATGCTACTTATATATGTCAAGACAAAACTTTACAAATTTTCACCTAACTTATTCATTAGGTCCATACGTTTATCTGATATATGTTTAGGAATTGGTTTACCTGTTTTAAGATATTCTTTAACTTCTTGTTCAACATCAAACAATTGATCACGAACACCTGCCATAGTATTAGTTTGATGATGGCCTATTTCCGGATCATCTCCAAATTTAGTAGCTATTTTTCCTAATGCGATTGCAAATGATGGGTCTTTTAATAAACCAGCTTCTTTTGCAAACTCAATATTTTCTTTTGGCATACCATTAGCTTCAAGCATAACTTCAATACCATTCATCATGCCATCATAACTTTCACCCCATTCTCTACGAAGTTCAGTTTCCATAGTTTGCATATTTTCTTCAACAGCTTTGTTATCTTCTTCAATACTGTTAGCTACAAAACCTAAATACCAATCAACTAAATTTTCAGCTTGATCTGCACTTGCACCTATTTTAAAGATTTCTTTTTTAAACTCTTCAACTGCATCTTCAAAAAAAGGTGCTGACTCTTCTCCAACCACTTTAGTAAACTCATCACCAATGGTAAAATCATAGCCGTCGACATCTTCAGGTCTACCCAATTTATTATAAAAAGCATCCCACTCTTCTTGCGAAGCATCTGACTTCGGAATATCACCTTTTTTACCTGCAAAGCTCTGAAGTTCTTTAATATACTTTCCAACTTCATTAGCATCTTTGCCCTCCAGGTTTTTCCAAAATCCTGCTGATTTAATATCTTCATTATCAATTTGTGATAACATACTATCAACAAATGATCCTGGTGATTCTTCAACTGGAGTTTCTTCTGCAACTTCTTCAACTACTTCTTCAGTAGTTTCTACTACTTCTTCTTCACTCATTAGTGACCTCCTCTATGGGTTTCATGTTAATTTGTTTTTTTATACTTAATATTACATTTCGTAAAGCATTCATCTTGGCTTCTATAACAGGATCATTATATTCTGTTTGATCTTGCCATTTACAAATGCCTACTAAAAATTTTGTTACTAATAACGCATCATTATTTTCTAGATTAAAAAGATTTACAAAAGCTCGTCTAGTTTCTTCTGATAAATCCTTCTCGTTATCCCACTCAAAATCGTAGGTTACTTTATCAACTATATCCATTAACCCTCTTCTGCTGCTTCTACTTCTTGATTAACTAATCCTTGAACAAACTCTGCACCACTACCTTCTTCAGGTGCTTTTCTTGTTTTAGCATAAGCATCACTTAATGCTTGTGCTTGCATTGCTTGTTGTTGTGCAGCAGCAGCTTCTGCTCTACCATCTCTTATTTCTTGTACTGCTTCTTCTGATAATTGTAAATCTATTGGCATCATATTTACTTCTTGAATAAATCTTGCTGTTTTATCAGGATTTAAATTATCAAATATTTCAGGTTTAAGTTGTGCTATTTGTGCCATTTGTTGAACAGCAGTCATTGTACCAAACAACTCTATTTGTCTTGATGCTATAGATGCTTTACCTACTAAATCAAAATCAAGACTAGCTTCTGATAACTCTTCTATTTCAAGTTCTCTAAATGCACCAGCTCGTAACATAATACCAAATGCTCTTTCTAATGCTGGCTTAACAAAATATTTATTTAATCTATTTACAGCTGGTGTAAGAAACTGTAATGATAAGTTAAGTCTTTCTTGTGACTCAAATGCTGTCATGTTTTGTTTATTATGCAATGGATTAAATAATGGAATATAAAAAGCATCCATTACTTCTTGTTCTTTCTTTTGTATCATCTGATCATTAACAACTATATTATCCATTGGTCGTAGTTGTTCAGGTTTAGATAGTGGGTTACCTGCGTTATAATATATAATAGACCCTTGATCATTGGATATACGTCTAACACTTCCATCATTAGGTGCTAGCCACGGGGGGTTGGATACTCTTTCAGCACCACGAATACGAGCAACTTCCATTCTATTTATCATAGGAAGTGTATTAATTACTTCTGATGCAGGACTTCTACCATACTTTTCATAGTTTGTTTTGTAAAAACGACCTACAGAATAAGGCATTTCATCAAACCCTGATTCCATTACTATTTCTTTTGTAGTTAAACTAACATAAATTGATGCAACTTTTTTATCTTCTTTCTTATCTGTGTTAGGAGTATATCCACTTCTAGGCATAACTACATGAATAAACTCATGCTCTTTAGTTTGCGTAGACATATTCTCTGCTTCTTGTCGTATACGCTCCGGACAATCTTTACCAAACTGTTGTAATGCTTGTCTAGCAGTAAGTTTAAACTCACGAATAACAGTATCTACTTGACCTTGATAGTTTTCACAAAAATAAAATTGATTAATATAATGTGATCTCCAGTTAATAAAGTTTTTCTTATCTGATTCACAATATAATGTAGTTGTTCCAATATACCCACAATGATCAATACATTGTCCCATCTCTTCATAGAAGTTTGAGTTTTCTATAGCGTTAATAAATTTTTTAGATACAGAAGATAATGCACGAATAACATTATCGTTAGACATAAGTTCACGATCAACAGTGACTACTCGTATCCAATTTTGTCCTTGTGGAAATAAATGGGACATCATACCAGCAGTAAACATACGTCTTGCTTTTATACCAATATCTGTTACTCGTTGTGAGTCTGTACGTTCACCTGCTGTTTTTTTACTTTGTATATCATCTGCTTTTGGATTGCAAAACTCTGCACAGGTTTCATATATATCATTAAAGTTACTTCGTTCTGTACTCGTTTTTTCACGATTGTACATTTTAATTAAAGATTTAGCATCCATTATATTGTTTGCCCTCTAGTAGCACCCATACGAGATGCTGTTTGTTTTCTTAATTTTTTAAGATAATCTTGATATTGTTTTTCTTCTAATTGTTTTTGTTTTGTTTTTCTTTGTTCAGGGTTACCTGCTGTTACAGTTACAGGATTTTGTTTAGAAAATTCTTCTAATGTTAATTCTTTTTCAGGTGCATCTGTAGCTGTCGCTTGTGCAACTGGTGCTAACTCCATTGGTCCTGCACCAAGAACTTCTCCACTTGCTCCTAATGTTTGTCCACGAGTTGCAAATGCACCACGTCGTTGTCGCCTAGCTATTTCTTGACGCATAGTTGGAGATTGATATGCTGCTGATATATCTTCAACCGGTGGTGGTGGTGTTTTGATCTTTGGTGGTTTAGGTGTACTACTGCCGCCTCCCATAAATTAATCTCCTTATCCTATCTACTTTATAACACTTAAGTGGTTTATCTTTACCTCGTTCAAATAATGCCCACTCTAATTCATAGGGTGCAATTTCAAATAAACGAGAAATATCCCCTGCTGCGTAATGTACATACCAACAATTTAGATTGTCAAGCTCTTTCTTTTTATTTTTTAACAATGCATCTTTGTTATGCATGATAGCCATAACAAAAACTTTATCATCACTATACACCACTCCATGAGTCAGATAAAAGTCCATTAGACTCTCGAAATCTTTTCCATAGCGGTTTTTCGCTAGTTGTATTGGATTCCCAATCGACATACTCTTCTGCCTTCCCTACTGTATTTGGTAATTTAATTTTTTGTCCGGTTGATAGATAAGGGTGTACAAGATTTAAATGTATTCCCATAATCATTGTTCTAAATGCATCAGCTGCATGAGAGTGTTTATCATGTACAGGTCGACCACTTGGTCCTTCTCTATAATGCTCAAGATGTTCTAATAAATCTTCACACCTAGTATGAATATATACTTCTCGCATCTTACGTCTACATATTTCTATATCTTGTAATACCGAGCTAGTTTTAGGTACACGTCTAAAATCTATCCCTACTTCCTTTGCTGTAGATACTAGATCACCAAATAACATACGCTTGGATACATCATGAGGTGCAAAGTGGCCCCCATACTTATAACTTTTACTATTTATTACTATTGCATAATCTTCTATTTTTTTACCACTAGACTCGTGATAATCAATAATTATAGGTTTGCCATCTATAACTTGTGCAAATATTATGGCTGTAGCATCAGAAGTACCCAAGTCCCAAAAAGTAAATACACTCCCATTTCCAATATCGAGATTTCCATATCTTTCCTCATTTTTTAAAATCTCAAGCTCGTGACCATAGTAGCTATTCTCAACTTGAGAAATGGCTTCATTCAAGTATTCTTGACGAGCCATTGCATAGGATATTATCCCCGAGTCAACATCTTCTTGAATATTTTTATAAGCCCTTCCATCATAAGGACTAGTTTTACCAGCAAGCTCTGAATTAATGTCCATCCCTTCACCAACCCAATACGCAGTTTTTGTATCACCCAGTTGATACCATTGTGTAAACCAGTTAGAATTTTCTTTATTATTTTCATATAATCTCCATAGATGATTTGATTTTCCTCGTAGTGTGCCATTGAATATAACAAATGCACTACCCTCTGTTAGAATTGGTGCAAGAAATCCGGATACTTCCTCTTTATGTAATGAGAACTCTGATAAGACATATCCTGATCCTCCTTGCCCAACAAAATTTAAATTATCTGTTCCGTCAATCTTTATCCTACTGCCATTAATTAAGTCAAGAAAGAAGTCTGAATTGTTTTTTCTGCGTACTATTTCCGGTGGACAAAGTAAATCGATTAGTTTTTTACCTCCTGCCCAGATCGTGACTGGGAAAC